AGTGATGGTGTTCTGCTCACCACGGCCGAACGATTTCTCGTTCTTCATCTCACCGCCTTCAGCGCCCATGTACTCGGTGCCGAGGATCAAGATGTATTCCAGGAATGGAACGATGCCGTCGTACAGATCGTCGATCAGGAAACCTGCCTGACCGAACACGCAGAAGCGCAGCGCCTTGGTGCCGAACTCGGACGATTCTTGCTGCGCACGGAAGTGCGACCGCAGGGTGATAGCAATCGAGGAGTCTTGCGCCGGAGTGTTCAGCGGCTTCATCACGTCCTGGGTGCAGGTGTGAACGTAGACGTCTGGACGCGCGGTGTGGAATGCCGAGAACTTCAGCTTGGTGGCAACCGGGAAACCCGAATCCCAGACGGAGTCGTACGGCATGCGTGCGATGTCTTTGTATGGGACGCCATTGCTGCTGAGGTCGGTCAGGATCGAATCCATCACGGCGTTGAAGCTGTCGTTGCCCAGGTTACCGTCTGCGCCGCCAGTCATCCACAGGTTGGACAGTTCGCCCAAGAGGATGCCGCCGTCAGCAGGACCTTCGATGACGAAGGTATGGTAAGGGTTGCCGTTGATGTCGGTGCCTGTCAGGAAGTTGAACAGGTTGACATCTTTGAACTCTTCGGTGGTGTAGTCCGACTCGGCCGTAGCCAGAGTGGTCAACAGCGCCTGGATGTTCGCATCGTAGAACGCGAACTTCTCGCAAGGGCCCCAGCCGGTGAAGGCTTGTGGATTGCTTGCTTCGTAGTTCTTCTTGATAACCTTGCCACCGTAGTACTCGGTGGAGGTCGCCAAGTCGATGGTGCCTTTCTTGAACGAGAAGTCCAGGTAAGGCTGGCTACGCAGCGTGCGCTGCAAGGTAGCGGTCGAAGACTTGTTGGCGCGGTTCACGAACTGAACGCGGAACAGACGAGCGCCCAGAGTGTCGGCCAGATCTTCGTCGGCAGGTTGCTGCGACTTGGTAGTCGGAGCGATCAGACGCAGACCGATGTTGTTACCCTTCTCGCCTTCGAAGCGAGCCAGGCCGTCCCAGATTGGGATCTCTTTCGAGACCGCACCATCGACGGTGGAAACCAACAGGCCTTCTGCTTCAGCAGCAGCGCCGAAGGTCGATTCGCCGGCTTGGGTTTTGCTAACAGGCTTCCAGCGCCACTGAGCGCGGTGACCGGTTGCAGTTTCGCCAGTCGGAATCTTGGCACCTTGAGCATCGAGCTTCAGGCTACCGTCGCTGTTACGCTCGTAGAGCGGAATCAGGTCTTCGACGATATCGAGAGCCAGACGGAAGGATGCTTGTGCAGCACCAGGCGCAGGCAGACGAACGAAGATCGCTTTACCGGCAGCTTCGAAGTGACTGCGGATGAACTGCGATTGGTGGGTGAAGAACGGAGACAGCGGGTCCGTCACACCAGAACCGAACAGCAGGCTCAAGCCCGAGTCGTTTACGTAGCGACCGTTACCGTACTCACCCCAAGGTGCGAACGATTGGAACAAAGGAAGACGAATCGGAAGGTTCTCGACCGGAAGGGTCAAGTTCGTTACCGTCTCGTCCTTAACGCCCCGGAACTCAGTCCGTGGCACGGAACTCAAACGACTTACAGACATGTTGTACTCCCAGGAGCTAGTTCTGCGCAGAACTTCGAGGAATGGTATGGTCAGCGAACTTCAGCCGAAACGCCGAAGTAAGCATACTATTTTTATTCCCGCTTTATGCAAACGAATGTAACTTTTAACTCACATAAGTAGGAGACGCGAACAATGTTCGAGACCCCATACCAGACCACTCCATGTTCGCGGTTCTCTTTGGACAAAACCGCTGCCGCTATTCGGGCCTTGGAAATCAATGAAGAACTGGTCGGAACTGAGTTCAGCACACAGGGCGTAAAGCTTATTCCGCCTGGCGTAGTTGACATCATGCCGTTCCAACAAGTCATCACTCGTATCCAGATTCCTACCCTGCAAGCACCGGCTGTCATCGATGGCCGCTCGTTGATGCGCGCAGACGGTCGCTTCATTAAAGATGATGCTGCTAAGCACGCCATCTTGGTCGCTGACTTGGTTGTGATGTGGTACACCCAAGAAGCTTCCTTTAAGCGTGACATGTTGAACGTCGGTGATTTCCCAGCCAAGGTTTTCATCTCCTGGCTCAACGGGGCAATCAGTCAACGGATTGGTCTCGACCTTGGTCAAAGTACTTTGGTTCGAGCGATGATCGCGATTTACTACGTCCAGCTCTTTGGCCCACTACCGGCTGATGCAAGCGAGAACGACGTTGATCGTTTGATGGTTCGTGCATCCCGTCTGCTACCAGCGATGGACCCTACAACTCTTCGTGGCGCACTGGGTGAGATTCCCTCACTCAATGTGTTTAAAGATCTGATTACATGGATCGTAAGAGTGTTGGATTCTCCACGAACTCATGACCTGACAGTGGCCTACGTCTACACTGCATTAGGAGCAAGCTTCGGTCCGCTCCATCGTGAAGCCGTTGCCATCGCGGTAGAATACCCGCCAATGTTCTTGGCGATGCTGTACTCCACCTGCAAAGAACGCAGCTACACCCGCACTGGCCTTGGCCGTGTTATCGAAGCGGTTATCCGTCAGGGTTCCGATAAAGAATACGTCAAGAACATGAACCACCTCATCGGTCAGAGGTAAGCACATGGTTAGTTCAACCGACTTTCTGGTTGATCACGCCTACCGGAATGCTTGGTGCAGTCCACGGCAAGATCGCCAGCACATCGTAGCACCGACGCGGGTAACTAAACGCCAAGGTGCTATCGGTAACGTCAAGCTCGGGATGAAGACTTACAACCTTCCTTCGCTGGGCCAGTGGTATCACGTTTTCAACATCGGCGACCTCCCTCCTATCTTGGTGGGAATGAACACAATCGTCGATAAGTGGGTATCGGTAATGGGGCAGTGTAATGCCACTTCATTACTGGTAGATCTGTATACCGAACTCGGTTTACACATCCCGGCCCACAGAGCATATTGGCTGTACACTCATACCGGGCAGTTGGTCATCGCTATTTTGGATACCAAGAAGATCGCAAATCTCGGTATTGAGCAGCCTTATATCCGTTGGAGAAGCAACGCTTACTTCGACGAAGGTATCACGTTTCAGAATGACGGGATCGAGATCGCCGGTCTTACGCCGGCGACTCAGGCTCAGTATTCGCTGTTCCAAGCGAAGTGGCGCGATGCCAAAACTAAGCCGGGTTACGCATGGGCGTTTGTCAACGGTGTACGCGTTAAGGACATCAACCTGACTACCGCGAAGGTCGGGGATATCCTTGAGTACACCTACGACGCTTCGGTTAAGGTTGTTACTGAACTGAAGATCAAGGACCTCAAGTCGTTCCTGAGTATCCTCGATACCAAAGGCAAGTATCTGGTTCCGCGTGCTGGTGTTTCTGACATCATCGACTACTGCGATGACATCGACATCTACATGCTGCGCTATCAGTTGGCGCAAGCCTACACTGGCCGGTATTACCACCAGAACCAACCGGACTCTGTTCGGATGGTGACGCATCGGGATTACTCGATTCCGCAGACTTATCTCCAACACTTCATCGATAACATCGAAGGGTGGATCTGGAACGATGACCTGCGTCTGGAAGTGATCGTACGGAACAGCGGCTGGACGAATCGCCCTCTGGTTAACGAGGCGCATCGGATCAAGGAACTGTTCAAGCTTTCTGAGCCTAACCGCCTGAAGGCAATGATCGGTGAGCAGTCTCTCGATATCTGGCAAGCAGCCGAACTCGAGAACAGTTTCTATCCGAAGATCATGGGTGCTGAGTTTGGTGGCATTGATCGTCCGATGGTCGAGAAGGCTTACGGGTACAACGCGATCTCTAAACTGATCTGCGATGTGCCTTACAAGATTGCTGTGAATTCGCCGTGGGTGGATCTTCCATTCGCAGTGACTCAGTTCTCGACTGTGTTCGAATACGACGCCTCCGGTTTGCTACTCGGTTGGTACGTTCACGATAACTCGATTCAGTATCCGGTCCACAATGCTGGAACGATGTACATCGAGAGCTATGTTGGTCGGGGCGGCACCAAGCTGTCGACGGTTTACGATACCGACATGGTTAAGCTGGACTACGGCGTTGACTACCGGTTCTACGTGTGTGACATCTGGAACGGCGTTTCCAAGAACAACTGGAAAGACGTAACGGGTGACGATGAGTACTACACCATCTCTAACCGGGTGGTTAGCTGGCACATCGATCAGACAAAGCACCACACGGCAATCCGTGACAGCAGAGACTTCCTGTGCCACACCATCCAGTTGAACTATCGGGATGACCTGCTGACTCTCACCGTGAATATCGATGAGGTGTTGAGCGGGCGTGTTCCGGTTACCGACGTGATGCGTGTTCCGCCTGGTCAGTTCGATGTGATCCTGAACAAGTACACTCTGGTGCCAGATATCGACTACTACGTCGAATGGCCTGAGGTCTGCATCGTCAACAAGATGTATCTGAAGCCGGGTATGATGCAGGACGTGACCATTCGTGGTCGTGGGTTCTGTAACCCTGACATGACTTTGGAACCGGTCGGTGATTCTGGCTTTGTTGCTTACGAGCAGCTCAGTCATAACGCTCGGTTTAACGTGCGTGACGATAAGGTCTGCCGTATCTCCATTGCAGGTCAGCTGTATACCCGTGAAGAAGTTGCATTCAGTGAAGACGGGGCAGTACTTGCCACTGGTGTGAAGAACGGCACGCCGTACCTGATCACTCACCCGGTGATTCCGATGATGGGCGTGACGGATACCGACACCTACACGTTGAAGGCTGTTTCTGATGCCATCGATGAGAAAGTGGAAGGGTATCTCACTCAGTACAGACCAGAGCCGGTGCAACCTTTGCCGTCTGGGATGCCTGCGTGGTATTCGGTCTTCAGTCCTTTCTGCGCGAAGCTTATCTACGACATGCTTAACGGCATTCTGTTGATGGATGAGTTCATGGGTACTTATACCTTGCAGCAGGTGAGGGAGAAGTTGGTTGGTTACGAATGGATTCTCAAATACGACCCAGCTGTACGGGGCGTGAATGATGAATACGTCAAGATCGATCCGCATCCTGAAGCCGATGTCATTGAGCTCAACATCTACCAGTATCGGTTCTTGGATCGGGCGGTCGAAGCTTTCCTCGACGGTAAGGTTCCTCTCAACCACCACTTGGTGATTGTAGAGCCTGGCTACGAGCATGAGCAGGACGATCACCCTCACCCGCATCGTTCTTGGGACGAAGTGTCGGCATAAACCCATAGGGGGCGGGCAACCGCTCCCTCTACTGAGTCGAAATTATGGCTGAGAATATCATCCCGTTACCGAACGGTTATACGGTGATCACTGACCAGGATCGCGAAAAGGCGTCGGTGTTCAAACTCGCTGACCTCTACTCCTACAGACTCGTGGACGATGGCAGCGATGTTATTAAAGGCGAAGGCAAGTACGTACCAAACGTCGATGACCTGGTCATCATTTATGACCTCGGCATGTTTCGTGTTAGTCGGGTGGATTACACCAGTTACGTCGCTGATCTAGAGCTCTGGGAACTTCCCAAGTCTGGCGGAGATGTTGGCGTGGTCGATGTTCTGCTCGGCGTTGGCACTGGCTACACCAGCGAAACTTGGCGGGCGATGCTGGACACCCGCAAGCTGCCGTACACTCTGGATGTTGATGGTCGACTCCACATGTACAGCGATCTGGCGAAAGAGTTCCGTGTCTTCAAAGGCATTGACATCACCCAGACTGGCGAAGTCATCAGTGCGTATTACAACGCATCGAACGAATACGTCAACGACGCTATCCCTCTGAAGACCGTTGGTACTGACGTTGTTACTAACCTCAATATCAAAGCTCCTACAGCGGGCTACAGCACCGTTGAGCTCGAAGATGGTGCATTGGTGACCGCTGTGTTCTACAGCTTCACTGGCGCGATCCTGAGCATCGCTAAGCTGCTGATCCACAACACCAACGTGATCCGTCATCCGGATGATTCGGTCAAACGAATCAAATCGATCGAGATCATCAGTCCGTATCTGTCGACGACTGAGCCGAACGTCCTGAACATCTCCATCTCTGCAACTGTGGCCACTCTGGCACTGCGGGCGAAGGTTACGTACATCGACGGTTCGACTTCTATCCAAGACGTTGTGGATGAAGACTCGAACGGCAAGATGAAGTTGCTGGGCCTGAAGTACTGGTCCCCAACCATCACCGGTCGTTACGCTGACGTTACTCTGAGCTATGCTCCGAGTGAAGGTGAGGAATTCTCTTACAGCCAAGGCGTCACGTATGCCGGTACTGTGACTGTTCCTTATCAGATCCGTGGCCTGCCAGCCGATCCATCTTACAGCCTTAAGCTGTTCGTATTCCCATCGTGGATCTCGAACCTGCAAGGCTACACGTTGGAATACTGGCTGTACGACCTGAACCGTCAAGTCGCTCGCCGTGTACCGAAAGCTGCGGTGGAATTGCACGAAGACTCCATGCCGTTCGACGGACTGGAATACACTTCGGTGCAAACCCTGAAGTTCGGTGTGAACCTCAGCGTGGTCGACAGCAGTTACGGCAGCAACCGTCATGTACAGACCGTACAGATTGCGTTGCAGCGTGATGGTGGTCTGCGGGCTACCAACTGGAAAGTCAAGTTTGCGAGCAACCAGCCTGGTTACTACGGCACTGGTATCGAAGCAATCATCCGTGCTGGCAGCAGCGGCCTGAGTACCGTGAACTTGAAGTGCGGTGCTGTCGATAAGGCTGCATGGCTGAAGCTGGTCTTCGAACCACTGCAAGCTCTGTACGATCCGCAAACTGAAGTGTCGGCTCCAGCTCCTACTCACTTCATCGTGACTACGAAGACTCGCGTCTACGAATTCCCGATCGGTCAGTGGGCTAACGACCTCACATTCATCAACGATCTCCAGGAAGGCGAGACTCTGTACGTTAAGTTCCTCAAACGTAACGTCTCTGGCGATCTGCAACTGGCTGTGGCTGGTTTCCCTACGCACTCGGTCTAAGGGATACGATCTAGGGAGGGAGACCTCCCTAGGTCACTATGCCGCATTGAGGACCAATCATGACTCTTTTGTATTTGGACGATTGGGACAACAAATATCCCAACGCGATTGCCGATACCCAAACGCGCCGTAAGACGTGGGTTCAGTTGGCAGCAAAGTACCAGAAGATGGGAGTAAAGAACTATTACTTCCACCTGGCTTTGCATAACCCTCTCTTGCAGGGGGTCGATCCATATTCGGATGACTTGACTCCTGCGCAACAGCAGATGATCTTACTCGAGTGTTCCGAGAACTTCTGGTACGCTCTACGTGAGGTGATTCGTTTCCCGGATGCTGGTGGTGATCAGTATTTCCACTTGGATGCGAACCGTGGCAACATCGCCATGTTCTGGTGTATCTTCAACGCCTTTGTTACTTACGTACAGCAGATTCGTCAGACTGGTAAATCGCTGAACAGTCGGGCAATCATCATCCTGTTGCACATGTTTGCAGCTCAAGGTTCTGACTCCATCCTCTTCACCAAGGGTGACTTGCGTAAAGGTGAGATCAAGAACTACAAGGCTTATCGGGACGCTCTTCCGAAGTGGATGTGGTACAAGGCGGACAAAGACACGGATAACCAGTACGAATTCACCACGATGATGAATAAAAACATCACGTACTCGTACGTTCCACAAGGTTCTCCTGAGGAAGCGAACAACGTGGGTCGCGGTAAGACCCCTCGCTTCATCTACGGCGACGAGATTCCATTCTTGCCGTACGCAGCAATCTCTCTTCCTGCATTGATCGCATCCACCACGGACTCCTTCGATAAGGCGAGAGCTCAAGGTCTGTTCCACGGTGTTCTCTACACGACTACGGCCGGTGACTTGTCCACTGACTCCGGTAAGTACGTTTACGAGAAGATCAAGAAGAAGGCCATGTTCTTCAGTGAATCTCTGTTCGATGCTTTCAATCGTTCAGAAGCCATTGACATGATCATGGCGAACAGTAAGTGCGAATCCCGTGATGCACCATTCGTTGATATCTCGTTTAACCACTTGCAGCTCGGTAAGACGAACGAATGGCTCCGCGGTAAGATCGCGATGGTTTCTGCATCTCGTGACCAGATCGAACGAGACTTCCTTGGACGTTGGACTTTCGGTTCCGAGAGTAACCCGATTCCTGAGAAGATCCTCAACAAGATCCGTGACCACGCAACGCAAGCGCCGTACGTTCAAGTTGAAGAGAAGTACAAGTACCACATCAAGTTCCAGCTTCCTCCTGAGGAAGTAAGAGCTCGTAAAGCTGTGATGGGTCTCGATACCTCTAACGCCGTTAACCGAGATGCCATTACTGGCGTGATGATCGATGTGGAGACCGGTGAGACGTTGATGACGTTCATGGTGAGTGAGATCAGTCTGTCTTACTTCGCTTATTGGTTGGCTCAGTTCATGGCTGACTTCCCGAACTTCACCCTGATCCCTGAGAACAAGTCCTCGTGGCTTGGTATGTTCGACATCCTTAACAGCCGTCTCCCGATGTTGGGTGTGGATGTGGGTCGTCGTATCTACTCGGATATCGTGGACAACGCTTACGGTTCTGATGCTGAGAAACGTACCTACCGTGACTACACGTCGGGTGGTGGTTCTGAGCGTAAGTACTTCCCGTTCCGTAACGACTTTGGTTTCATGACCACTGCCGGTAGTCGGGGCGATCTGTACATCGACATCTTGAAGTTGGCTACTGTTCAACAGGCGGAGCTTATCCGTGAGCCTGCGCTTATCGATGAGTTGTCCAGTCTGGTAGAACGTCGCGGTCGGGTTGACCACAAAGCCTCCGGACACGATGACCATGTAATCTCGTGGCTCATGGCTAACTGGTTCCTTCGTTTCGCTCGTAACTTGGATCACTACGGAATCGATCCGCGTAAAGTCTTGTCCCGTGTACGTTCTGTTACTGCCGGTAATGATCCTAAGGTCGTTGCCAAGAACCGTAAACGTGAGAAGCATGCGGTTGATGTGGAGATCCTTGAAGCACGTATCGAAGGTGCGGCTACTCTGATCGAGCGTCGTTACTTGGAAGCCAAACTCAAGTCTCTGATGTCTGAGGCTATGGGTGAGGAAGAGTCCGATGTAGTTTCGGTTGACCGGGTTGCTGTTAGTGAGAAGAACATTCAAACAACTGCTGCTCGTGGGATGAACCGAGATGGTCTGTTCGCAGCCGCTCGCAACATGCCTTTCCGCCCAGGCTTCAATCGTCGTTAACAGCATAAAGCCCGGCTCACGCCGGGCCTTATGTTCGCTTACTTCTCGTTGTGGTGCTTTGTGAAGGCACGCAGAAGAATGTAAAGAAGTACGGCGTTACGTACTGATGAGATCAAAACCTTGTTCTTGGACTTGATCGCAATAGTCGTAATCTCTTCAGTCAACTCCCGCATCTCCAGAATCATCGGGTTGTTCGTACGAGACGCTTGATACAACGAGCGCATCTTACGCAGCAGTCCTGGGATGTCAGAACTGGAGACCATGGTCGATGGATTCTTGTTCAAGTAGTCGAACGCATGTTGCAGCGTAATCTCACAGATCCGCTGTACGCGCTTGTCAGCTCGAGGAGAGGCATTGTTGGACATGTACGACAGTGTGTTCACCAACGCGCTCTTAGGCATCGTAGGGACTGTCTTAACGATAACCTCGACCAACTCCGGGATGATGAAGTTGTTCTTATCGCTAATGATCTCCAACAGGTAGCGGATATAGCTCGAATACAACCGAGTCTTGTCACGGATCTTGAGCTCACCGTCGAGTTCGATCTGTGCATCCGAGTTACGGATCTGAAGAGTTGGATCGTGCAGCACGGTTTCGAAGACGTCACGGATGTTCTTCAGGATGTCTTTGATACGGCCTTGGGTATCGTTGGCGATCTTGTCGATGTCCTTATCGAACTTGACCAGGTGGTTGTACCACAGAGTACCCGGACTCACGATATCCGCAGCACGCTGTTTAAGCAACTCACCCCAACTACCCGCTACCTTAAGACCAAACCGTTTTGATAGCTGAGCGTAGGTCGCTTGGGCGACGATGGGATCGGCGTCCCAGGTAAACCAATTAGCGAGAATAGATGTGATATACTTGTACTGGAGAACGAGAGCGCAAGCCATAGCGCCAGAGTGCCGATCGCCTTCATTGAGTTTATCTGCCGTCAGAAATTTATGGATCATCCAGAGACAGGCCAAGTTCATGACGTCGCTGGATACGTGCCGGTGAGTTACCACTTCGGGAAGAGCGTGTAGATCATCCTCGAGGGAATCCTCGTCCACGTCCATCACTTCATCGAACCACTTGTTCCGGTCTTCATCTTTGAATCGAACCGGATCAACGCCCATCAAGTTCCCACCGAAGAATCTGATGTGTACGTCATTCTTGTTTACGAACCGCTGTTCGTAATCCATCACCTTCCGGAGAAGCGTCTTATCAAAGACAAGGTGGGAGCAATGTTGCTCAAACACTTCTTTGATGTTGCGACCCGGCGCTGTGGATGGTCTGAGAGAATCTTGAATCATCGAAGTCCCCACCCTGTTAGGGTTCTTTAGTCACAGGATACCTAACGCAAATTATTATAGTCCTACATTGTGAACTAGATATAACAACACTAACCGACCGTAGGAGGTCAGAGCAATGAGCAACCAAGCAACTAATAAGCCGATCTTTCTGCGTTCCGGTGATGATCTTGACTGCGATTGCGGTCGACGGGGAAGCGTAAAGATTCCGTATCAAACAGCTCCAGGTAAAACTTCGTACCACGTTTTCTGTGATGATCATTACGATGATTGGAAGGAAGACAACAAAGGGTCTTAATGATGTCTCAGCAAGAACCTGCAAAGCTCCAACCGGTTTGCTCTCAGTGTGGGCAGCAATCCGATACGTTGTTCACCACAACGTTAAACATCGGCGGGATCAGTTCGGTTGTACCGAATGTCTGTCCCCGTTGTATTTCTTCTAAGGGTGACGTTAGCAAGCATCTTGCTGACTACTCACCAGAAGCATAAGGACTTGCCGGGGTGTTCCCGGCGCTTATGCCGCTAAGCACGATTTCTAACTTATTAAGGATTCCAAGATGATCACCACCGACACCACTCCAGTAACCGCTCTGCAAGCCGCTTTCGCTCACGTTCAACAGGAACATCTGGTAACTGCTGCTGAGTTCCCAGTCGTTTGGTGTAACGCACCAGAAGCTGAAGTTCTGAAAGCTTACACCGTCGATGACGGTAAGATGTTCCTCACCGAGGCTGAGTTCCAGGAGATCATGGCCAACTCTGCTGGCCAAAAGAACGTGGTCAGTATCTTCGGCATTCCAGGTCGCGCAAATCCCGATGGTGGCCTGTATCGTAACAAAGGCGTTAACAAGGTCGACCTGTCTAATAGCAAGTACATGGTCCGAGGCGACCTCGACTCTATCCCAGTTGATGAAGTGGTTGACAAAGACGCCAAGCTGCGTTACGTCCTGTCTGCCGCCGACATCTGGCCTGAATCAGAAATCCCTGTCGAAGTTGCTCCAGCTCCAATCGAAACCGAAATGGGGCTCAGCACCCCACGTACGTACATGCAGTCGATCGCTGAAATCAAACCTCTGGATGAACCTATCATCTGGAACCAAACCGACGGCATCATCGAATACCTGCACATCTTCAAGAACATCCCGACCAAAGAGCTCGACAAGGAATGTGCCTCGCCGTGCTTCCGTAGCATGATGGTTGCATTGAAACGCAATCTCTGGTTCAACGAAGGTATCAACGTAGAACTGGCGCGCCGTCTCCGCAAGGAAGGCTTCACCGTGAACTACGTGACTTACCGTAATGAACTGACTGTCATCGTACACCCTGATGGGCCTTTCGTCTGGAAGGTTTAAACTGAGTCCCCTTTAGTCCGGCATCTTTTCTGTTCCCTTGGGATGCCGGGCTCTTTTTTCTTTGTCCAACGCTGGAGTTTCTCATGCCTTTACGATCTGATCGTGATAAACCGCTATTCCTCTACATCTCTTCTGATGTTCCAATCATCACTCTCGAAAACTACGAGAAGTGGTACAACATCTACGTGGTATTCCCCGGTGACATCGTAGAGACAATTCCAGGCGACATCGTGATGGAAGCGTCTGGTAACGATGGCTTGTGGATTGATCACGACTACCATCCTGAACTGCTGCATCGTCTGGCCAAGATCTACTGCGGTCAAGTCGATCATCTGGCTCTCGAAGTGGCCGCGGGTCGCTGGGTTCTTTCCGGCCATGGCGGTATCGGCGATACAGGCTACATTGTCGATCAGGAAGTTGAAGACACGATGTTCGAAGCTGCTGACGACAGTTCATTCGAGATGGAGCGTAACGTTCGTTGCCATTGCTGCGTCAAAGTAGCACGGGAGCAGTTCAAGGTTTCCCGCCGGATCGATCCGGTCGGCGAGCACAAGCTGTTCCGCTTCTGCGGTGAACACCTCAAGGAGTTCAACGAGCACCGCTTCAACTGGATCTCTAAACATTACAACGGCTGAGGAAGTCACGATGTTCACAATTACAGCGCTGCACGTTATCGAAGAATTGGGCCCTAAGTTCAGTGAGTTCCTGAAGAAGAACCAGCTGATTGAGTTTGTCACCGACCCTACTGGCTATCTGGATGAGAAGACCGTTATCGGTACTATCTTCACTTTGGCTTATGGCAATGGTGTCCACTCGGCGCAGTTCGAAGAATGTAGTAAGCGCCTTGTTTCATTGTTGGGTGGTCATGTGCCTGAAGAACTGGTCGATGAGATCCTTTCGCAGGCACTGGGTTATCGGGATAGGGCTCAACTTCGTTCCAAGGCTGTAAAGCTGAAGTTCAAGTCGAGAACGTATTACTACCCGAGCGTTTGGCGTCACGGGATGACTGGTCGGAAACAAATCTTCGAGCCAGACTCCATTGCTCCAATCGACGTAAAGGTTAAGGTCATCGACTTCTGGTCCCTGTTCCTAGATCGCGGCTATGACGAACAGCCTATCACGTTCTACACTCCTGTCGATTACATGGTTAAGGTGGCATTCCACTACAACCAGTGTCGTAAGACCTTGAAAGAGTGTGCGCGGGATATGCAGATCCTGTCGTCTGGTCAGTTGACCTTAGGTGATTCGTACAGACTCCTTGCTAAGGCGATGGGTTACGAGTCTTGGTATCATGCCAAAGTTTCATCCGCTCCTGATGAGAATATCGAAAACTTACGCAACCCACGTCCAAGCATCGGCAACTACGCCCAACTTTAAGGAATACCTATCATGGGTGAATTGATTATTTGGTGGATTACTGGCGAGCAAGTAAAAGAGATCTTTGCTCGTTATGCGAAACATCATCACGATGATGAAGATTCCACAGCGTTCCCTGATGGTCTCCCAAACTACATCAAAGACGAACTGCGTTCGCGACATGGGCGGGCAGGCCGGTGCGGCGTATGGGTAAATCACAAGTTTGAATTCCAAGGCGTCAATTGGGATCAGGCTAAAGCCGACAAACTGTTCGAGGGTATGGATCAAGACGACATAGGTGGTATCGTCATGTGGCGTCACGATATCCAGCGTCTGTTGGATTTCGATTTCCCTAATCTCTTCACAGACAAAGATCTGAATAAGATCGAAGAAATCTAAACCGATAAGAGTTAAGTCCCATGACTATCCGCGAAGAAGTTATCGCTTTGAAACAACAAACAACCGAACGTGAAATCCCAACCCGCACCTTTGGCGAATCTGAAGTCCGCAAGTATTACATCAACAAAGCTAAATACGAAAGCACTGGTGCAGGTCCTATCAATCCTCTCGTCCTACTCGGCTCTAATGCCGACTTCGACGGTAACGCATTGAGCAGTCTGATAGACGATGGGTTAGTGAAGCCTGAACAGGTAGAGCAGGTTCTCTTTACACGAGGTTACCCTACCGACATCAACTCCACCATCAACCTCACTCCAGACGCCTTGGCTGATTACTCGCGCTTTATGTCTGAGCTGCAAACCGCCACTGTTCTCGAGACAGCAGAAGCTGCCAAAGCTCTGATCATGGAAAGTAATCCTCTTGACGAGAGCGAATACTTCAACCGTAAGATGTTGGCTAAGGCTGAAGCGGTTGAGCAACGTGTCCTGAAGTTGATGGAACAAGGGATGACGCGCGTTGAGGCTGAACAGGTAGTTGCTTACAATGCCGATCAGCTTGATCGGATGCGGCGCAAGGAATACTGGAACCACATCAACAGTTACGAACTAGGTAGTCCTGAAGATCCTAACCGACGTCCGGTTCGCAACGATCTGATGGATGACGCCCTGGTCAATCGCCGGTACTCTTCGGTAGAGTTCCATGTAAATGCAATCGAGGACCACATCAACAACATCCTGTCGGTCAAGGAGGTTGGTTGGGAAGGTCGGGTTATTCGTCTGCGCGAATTCCAAGCCAAGCTGCTGACTCCGCTTGAAGAGCCTAAATCTGTTGAACCGGAAGAGCCACCACCTCCACCGCCTATTCTGGACTTCACCACCGGTGATCTGGAAATGCCTGAACGGTTCATCATCAAGGACCTCAAAGGCTTCGAGTTCAATCCAGATACCAAGTTCGATGGTCTGCGCCTGCCTTACGATTCCTGCCTGTTTGTATTGGGTGATGAACTGAAGGCTGTTGTTCTGGCTACTCAGGAAGACGAGGATGTAATCACTCTGAAGCTTCTATCTGAGACCAAGAAGGATATCCCTTGGCACGCCACTGCAACGCTGTACGCGCGTCTTCAAGGCGATAAGGTTAAGGTTCGTTGGGGCAGCACTAAACGCAGTCTGGATAAGCGTTTGGGTATGGTGTCTTCTGTTCTTGCCTTCATCGCTGGCGAACAGCTTAGTGAAGTTGAGATCGAAACTGTTATTACCGCCCCTGAGCAAGATGTTCCACCACCTAAGCCTGGCAACTGCTACAACGTGGTTAGTCTGGTACAAGGTCGTCGTGGTAAACGTACTGATTGGAAAGGTGGTACTCACGCCTCTCCTCGTGAACACAAACGTAAAGGTCACTGGTGGCCTGGCAAACACGGTCCTATCTGGATCAAGGCTACTATCGTGAACAAAGGTGTTCTCGGTAAAGTCGATAAAGAATATCACGTCACTAAACTTGAAGGAACAAACGCATGAAACTGATTACCCGCCGTGCATTCAAACTGTTGGAAGGTGAAGTACTGTTCTCGAAATACTCTCCGATGATCTTCGAAGGGTTTGAAATCAAACTCGAAAACTGCGGCAACAACGATTGGGTTACCGATCCGATCCGACCTGACAACATCATGAACGAAGGCTCGGAGGACATGTACCTGAAGTTAGACATAGCGGAGCAGCTGAAGGATGATCCTAACGCTCCACATCTGCCGATGGATTTCGACTACTCTGGCCGTGACGGTCTCTACGAAGATGACGATTCCCTGATCGCTATCTACGACGAGGCCGACATCCTCAAGTTGGCGGAACGTCTTGTACGCCTGCTGCCAAATCACGAACTGGTGCTTAAAGCTCCTGAATCTGAAATCACGCGCATGCGTAAGATTCATAGCGACGCAGTCATCGATCCTGATGCTGCGCCAAAGACGATGGAGCAGTACGTCGAGGGTGTCGAGAAGTTCCTGACGAAGGATACTCCTGCTGATCCAGCCCGCTGCGCTGACGATGTTTACAAACACGGCGTTAGCCTTGGTTTCCACGACATGACCAAAGACGAGGCGGAAGCCTGGTGTATCGAACAAACCAAGGTAACTGGTCGTAAGCACGACTGGCACTACGTTGGTGGTCGTGTCCACATCAAGGCTATGCCAGAAGTTAAGGAGTCTGAATAATGGCTATGCCTTCATTCGAGAAGGAGGAGATGGCTGCCCATCGTGCTAAGTTCGTAGAGTTGGCTAAACAGCACAATGTGGTGTTGTCCACTAAAGCAATCAACGTTCTTTATACCGAATGGATGCATAGTCCTGAAGCTCTGATTGAAGAATCGGTACTCAGCATTCTCGATTATGCGAATGCTGGTCCAGTCATCACTCGTGAGATCGTAGCGCTGAAAGAAGCTCTGAGTAAATAAATTGAGTAGCCTCCCTTCGGGGAGGTTGCTCCATTCTTTTTTTTGTAAGAAATAACTTCGACACTTCTCTTATGCATCACACTTCACTCAGCTTGGGAAAGAGGAGGAAGGGTGGTGTTTACGAAGTAAACACCGGGTTGGTGGTGATAGGGATAGACTAGACTCCGTAGCGAGATGAGTGTAACGATATCGAGTAGGAGTATCTTTATAGCGAGGAACTCGCTCTAGGGAATTAAAAATTAACAAAACGTCCTAATGATATTTATAGGGCGTGTAAACAGGATAGGCCTACTGCCTATCCGAGTGAAAATCCTTTTATGCTCTTTACTTAAAAAGCCCTAATGAAATGTAGGCAACTGCTCTTAATTGTTTTTCGAGGATTTCACCGATGACTGAAGCTGAAGAGAAAGAAAAAGCGGAGAAAGCTGTAAAGGAAACCATCCCCGGTATGCACATGCGATCTCTGCCTGACGCTCGTGATTCGGGTGAGGTCATGATCGAACTCCCAACTACCATGCCATTTGACGATGGCGTGAATGGGATTATCGAAAGTCTTGAAGTCAAGGGTTTTAAGGTTAGCTGGCGCCGTGAAGGCGATGCTTCTTTCGAAGACGCATCTGAAGGTATCGACACAGGTCGCCCTGTGGCTGGTACTGCGTCTGGGGATAACAACATCATCAATGGCGTAAGCTTACCGAAGGTAGACGACCACTCCGTCTACAAGGTGGTAAAACTGGTACGTCCTGAAGATACCGTCAAGGATGGCGAGAGCGGATTGCTCTACCTGATGAATGGTAATGGTGATGTAAAGGAATACCTTCAGAATGAAGGATTCCTCGTAGTGGATGAAGAAGAGCAGTTGCATACTGCACTTCTGGAGAGTGGTGAAGCTTGATCATGCGGCATAAAGACGGGGTGGGATTACCCACCCTATCCTAAACCTCTACGGTCATACATTACCGACGTGTATCAGTATCGAGGTCTTGCACCGAGAGACAGCTTAAGGATTTTACGCTTAAGTTCTTGGTCTGCAAGCATCCCGACTTTCTTCCAATCCACGTTGAGGTAATCCATGTACATCTGGTCAGCATCAGCGTAGCTGTCGATAATCTCCCGGATACGTCCGAGACTTGCGCCAGCTCGAATCTGACCTTCATCCAGATCAATGATCAGGTTGTTGTAGATGTACGCCTTGACTGCACGGAAGACGAGTTCCGCGAACTCTGCGTAGTACATCGGGTCGAGGTTGTTAAAGTTCGCCTCGTGGGACACACGGCACCGTACTGCACCGTCACCGACCAACTGGTTGATGTCGTTGACTAGGATCGTGTTAATTCCTACGAGTTGAACGTATGCTGTACCCATTACGGTACTGCCGCTAACGGCCCGCATGATGTCACGACCAACCATGAGCATATCGCCAGCACGACGATCGAAACCTGAGTTAGTACTGCTACTCAGGCCTTGAGTCAAACCGTAGATAAGTTCATGGACAGTTGTGATGTTCCGACCACCCAATGCTTCACGGGGGAATCGGTACACTACGTTGTAAGCATCGATGAAATCAACTTCCGCAAAACACAACGGAAGGAACATTTCAGTACCAGAGTTCAGGTTGACATCGATTGCGACACGAGCCTCAATAACGAGTTCGCGGATACGCTGATCAATAGACAGCCCATTGACGTTATCGAAATAACGCTCTTGGCGAGTTGGGTCGTAACGCTTTGGCATGAATGCTTGCTTCAAGATATCCGGTGGAATACCGTTCTTGACACGCATGATCGCCACTGTAACCGGATCTGACATAACGAATCCCTCCAATAGGACTCAAGTGATTTCGCTTGAAGCCTCTTACCATTGTTGCACCAACCATCCATTAGGAGCTGTACATGTCTGAAGTAATCAACACTGGCCTGATCAACGTTCGTCCTCGCACTATCCGTTTCTACGCCTGTGGTGGTACTGCAATCAACCAACTGCGAGCATACCGCGATAACCATCCTGGTGAACCGCGTCTGCATGGCGACGAGAAATACAGCTACATCGATACCAGCTTCGCCAACCTCGACGGCGCGCTGATGTCCGAAACCTTCACCCTGAAAGAAGCCGATGGTTCGGGTTCCGACCGGAAGAAGAACGCCGCGCGTATCGTGGGGGTACTTCCTGAAATCATGTTGGCTCATCAGCCGGCTGACTTCAACGTCGTTATCTTCTCCCTGTCTGGCGGTACTGGCTCCGTGGCCGGCCCGATCATCCTGAAAGAACTGCTGGCCAAAGGTCACAAAGCTGTCGGCGTTACTTCCGCAGCATTCACCTCCGGCAAGAAATCCTCCAACGCCATCGATACCCTGACTGGCCTGGAGCTGGCTGTTGCGTCCGTCGGCCGTCCGGTCGTTCTGAGCTACACCCCGAACGATCCGAACAAAACCGACTCCGACAACAACATCAAACCACTGTTCGTTCTGCAAACCCTGGCCAAATTGGCGAGCGGCAAGAACGGCCACCTGGATTCGTCCGACGTGGCGAACCTGTTCGACTTCCACACCGTAACCAACTACAAGCCATCGCTGGCTCTGCTGGATGTGTACGCTGGTGAAGAACAGCTGAAGTCTGACGTCACCAACGCTATCGGCATCGCCGGTTTGCTGAAAGACCGCACCAGCGTCATGCCGGCTATCAACGCCGCTTACGACACTGTTGGCTACCTGCCTGAAGACAATCGTGAATTCGCCAACTCCTTCTACTTCGTCGTATCCATCGAGAAGTTGAACGGCGTTGTCAAAGACATGAGCGAGCGTAAAGCTCAGGCTGAACTGAAAGAACGCGTCACCAACACCGTTTCGACCCTTGCTACCGCTGGCGTTGTGGTAGATGAAGCAACCGGCCTGGTCTTGTAAGACCTGAGCCGCTAATAGACTGCGGGGCCAAGTGCCCCGCGGTTTATGCCCTATTCGTAAAGAGGTTCACCATCATGGCTGTAAATCTGAACATGCGTTTTGTCTGTGACCACTGCGGTAACGTAGACGACTTGCATTACACTCATCAATCTGGTGGAAATGGTTTCGAATGCCATCGCTGCAAGTTTGGTACATGGCACAACTACTTCACTGAAGATAAATACGATGAAGTCCACCATGTCTGCACTAACCGCGTCAATCCATATTTCAATGAAGACGGATCACCTAAGTTCTGTTAGGGCCATATACGCTAGGAGATCCGTAAAACGATCTCCTAGTGGCGTTCTTTCTTTTTTGTTATCACGGTATTCATTTGTATTCGAAACGGCTTCTATGCAGCTCGTAGAGCCTTGTAGATGTATTTATCTACAAAACGACCTAATCATGTAGGCTATAGGGGACACGTATGTTTGAGAATCTACGACTGCCGGACAAAATCTTAGATGAGCGAAACTTCACTGTCGTTGATATCAGTGATCAAGTGGAGATGCTCAAACGTCATGGTGATTTCCACCCGGATGTGATGGAAGCATGGATGGCCCGTGGGTACGCCAAGAATCATGGTGTTGCCACTGTAAGTGCCAGCCTGTTCGAAAGACCTGATCAACAAACCGCGTTCGAAAGAATGCAATTGAGCGTAACGGCGACAGAGATCGGCCTGCGTCCAGTTGACTTCCTTCCAGAACCGGAAGACGATTGGCTAGATGAGTGCGGTGTTTGGTTTTACGTTCGTGGATCGTACTTAGCGATGGGGAATAGCCGTGCTATTGAAAAATGTTGGCGACGACTGCGTAATTGATTTCTCAGAGATCAGTGACAACTTCTTCGGCGAGGCTACAAGGTTTACAAAGGAGCCCACGTCTAGAGATAGACGGAATGTCGAACGTGTAGTGGGTGAGATGTTCGATGACTACATGACGAAGAGCATGACTTGGACCAAGGCGTTCCACGACTTCAATGAAAGCTACTTCATCAACCGGTTGCCTAAGTGCTGCCGTGATCACCCGAACATCCGCACGGTCATCATCGATGTCTACGATGAGATCTCTGAAATGTTGGCTGATGTGATGGTGCTGCCTACATGGTACGACGTATCAATGCGCGTATCAGGAACCGCCATCCATCTGTCGGTGGGAGAAGACCACCGTATAACCCAGTGGACGAAAGAGCACGCCCATGAGTATTCGACTAACTACAACGGTAAAGGATGGTGATACTAACGTCCACGTTGTGGACGAGTGGTACTCACGGTTCAAATACACTCTGGAGAACAATGGTACAGAGCTCCGCTGGCTGGATCGAGATGTAAGGAAGTTGATGGTAGATACCGTCCAGTTAATTATTGATCCTTACAGCTCATCCCTTCAACAGCTCGTTACCAGCAACGCCCGCAATCGGAGGCAGTACCTTGACCTCTTAGATCAGCTGGTGGAATTCGACAATGAAATCAGGGAGGTTATCAAGACGTGTTGCGGCAACGGCGGTACAGTTGCTGACGTCTATATCCCCCACGACAAACTTATACTCGTCTTCCAATTGGAAGAGGTTCGGAGGCCCAATGAAACTGGATTTGAAACTTATATCGAATCTTGTCGAGGAAGCGGTGAATACATCCACCCAGAACTCGACAAACACCTCAGGCACTGGAGATCCATTAGCCGCGCCTAACTATTCGTATAAGTACGTGATCGTTGATGTCGGTGACTTCAACATGACTGACATATCCGAAAGCACGCTGATCGATCCGGGCGCTCTGCTGAAAGCTGTACTGAAGTACGAGTTCTGGGACGATGACTTCGACTTCAAGCATCTGTCTCAGGACATCCCAGATCCGTCTGAAGGCAACGTATCGCTGGCACTCGACACTTGGTACGCCGAGAACGTAGAACGCCTGCACGACACGTTTGAGTTCCTGCGTGACGTTCGCCCGGCTGTCGTTAGCGACTGCTTGATTGTACACGGTCAATGCCTGATCGAAATCTGTAAGGCGTTGTCTCCTGAGGCCCAACTCGAATTGGACGACCCAGATCTCCACCTCGAGCCAGCCACTGATCTGGACGAAGAAGATCTTGACGTTCCGGAAGATGGTGATGAATGAAGCTAGGCAAGGGGACAAGACGTACCCTTATCGTGGATATCGACAATGAGTTCCACGAAGCGCTGATACGTCTAGGTGACCATGTCCCCAACTATGAGCGCAACCAGTTCATCCAGTACACCGCAAGCATTCTGTTAATGTCGTTGTTGATGTGCGATAGAGATGGTGCCGTTGATGCATTTGAACGCATTACCTCTCTCGCCCACATCTCTGACATGAAGAAGCATGCGACTATCTGGGGTGAGTTCTTAGCCCTAGCCAACTACTTCCACAGCCACTACTATCACCATGACGAATTGATCAGAGATCTTGAAGACATGATGCCGAAGCATCCCAAGGAATTCCCTGAGTTGATCTTCGAAGTAGAGGTTGCGGACAAAGGTGGCTATCTGAAGGTGAGTTAAATGACTACCGAAAATGATTCAATCAGGATTATTGCTGAGATTGATTCACACGGCAGCCATTACTTATTCAAGATCGCTGATGACTTGCAGAAGATGCCAGACTTTGAGGGCGAATGCTCTGATTATCTGGCATCGCTGGTTCTCAGCTCGATCATTGATTATTGGTGCTTAGCGGATATGGACGAACTGTCCTACATCCTAGGCGCTTGCGATGAGTACGACGATCAGGAAATAGGTCGCCGAACTAAGCGCAATATAATGGATCTGTCGAAAGCTGATCTGGATGACTTCCCAGATTTCTACAACACCAAGTTAACTCTCATCGACATTGCACAGGAACAAGAAAGGAAGGGTTGGAAGAAGTATCGGTTCACTGAACCAGAAGTTAACCCCAACCGGAAGTTCTTTGTAGTCTGGATGGAAAAGATCTTAGATTAGGGAGGTCAGATGTTGGAAGCAGAACAGTTTGTTATTGAGATTACACATACCCACGGCGTATCTGACTCCGCCGTGGGTTTTATGCTGTCTAATTGGGTATTGGACTCAGCTTCTCGTAAAGAGTGGTTGAGTGCTGACACGCTCATTACCCTTACCCATGACTACAATCTCAGTATTAAAACCATTGAGAAGATGTCAGGTGACGTACTCGATGCACTGGAGGAGTGCGGGTTATATGCGCAACTGATGACCGACGATCGCAGGCTTAGCTCAGTATCATGCAGGGTTAAGCGCGATGTGGCGTTAATTGATCTGGAGTGGACATGAAAGCCAATACGTTACCAGCAATCGCTACAAAGAGCTTGATTGCCGTTCATAACGACTCCCTCAACAGTTTCATTAACACCGAGGATCTGTCGGAACACATCAAGGTTCTGTCTGGGATCACGTTTGATTTCGTGCAGGCTATGCCAATCTGTCAATATGTTTATAACTGGCCGCCTGCTGAGATCATCCTTGATCGCTGCACCGGGAAGTCAAAGCTTTCCACGCTGTACAACGCTTTGTTCGATGAACTGTCTGAGAACGGATACCCTGTATCTGTCCTTATGACCATGCAGGTTGTCCAACATGTCCCAAAACGATATACCGTGCTTTCCGTCCCACTTGCGGCAAGACTCGGGAGGCTCCACTGATAAGGAGTTCATCGTTGTAGATATCTCCGACACGGTACGGGCATTCTGCAATGAAGTTGACCGAGAAGTGGAAAGTCTTTCGTACGACATCGACGCCATCATCAGACAGTATTCAGCTTATCGCCATGTAGGACGGTATGATGAGATCGTCACAGGTCTGTCAAACAAGTTCCTAGAACACGGTTGTGTAAAAGTTGACGATGACGGGCCAATAATAGCAAGAGCTGCCCTTGGTACGCTTTACCGTGGAATCACCGAACATATCCGTGACTTAGGATACATGATCGGAGCTGTCCACGATGTGAAGCTGAAGTTAAATAGTATCAACCGGCAGATAAGATGTAACGCAATCATGATGGTTATCTAACCAGTACGGAGCTGCTTCATGAAAAACCACTGTATCGTAGGCTACAGTCCGGGATTCTACGATTACCTGCAAACAGTGGGGTATCGTGAAGTCCCGGAACAGGTATCCGCTGATGAGCCAGACTCCCCGCTGGCGTCAATTGACACGCAGTTCGTAGACTGGGAACGCATCGAATTTCTGGATTACCTTACCAAATGCATGATCGGTATCGAGTCTATTGATCCGGATTATCTGGCTACCGTCGAAAGTCTCTATGAGGCTATTGATGACGATGATTTGAGACAACTGGTCGAAGAAGGTTCGATCGAAGATTTGATATTTAATGACCGAGGCTATTACTTGGCTCGGCTGGAGAGTGTAAATGCCCCTCAACGAATCTTTTAAAGGGAAGACGCTCAGTTTCGAGCTGAGCTCTGGTATCCGGTACACGAACTACAAGCTGCTGGCCCTGCTCGATGTGGGGACCGTTGTAGCGGTGGGGTTCCAAGCGGCTGGTGAGCACCATCAGAACTACCCGTACATGCCATCCGATTCTCCAGACGACTTCACGGCGTATGCGTATGCCAAGTTCGTCGATCCGGAGAACAAGATCCTGTATGTTGGCGTGCCGTGGATCAAGGAAGGTTCCATTACCGTCCTCGACAACGTCAACTACAACTGCCTGCTCCTGAACCCAACCTCCGCCGAGCTGGAAACATTCCGCTCGATCCTGGTGGCCTCTGGGTTCGAAGGACGATTCAAGCTCACCGTAGCCTGATCACGCACTCCTGCCAGCCGTAAAAGGTTGGCAGGAGTGTAGCGTCTTTTTTTTTGTTTTTGTTGAAAGATACAAACCGTACTAACAATACGTAGAGTACCTCAGAGGTTTGATTGATGGCTAACGATAACCCGTTCCTCTTACCAGTAGAGGAATACAAACGTGACATCGATGTCAAGAAAGGCTATATCCAACAAGTAGCCAAGTATCTTTCACTTCAGCTCAAACTCCCTTACGAGAACACGCTGAAGTACGTCCTTAAGAAAGTAGCTAAG